TTTTGGTGAAGGCGATACAGAATGTGGAAATGACAGAAATAACAACGCTTCCAGCAACGTTAGACGATACCAACCAGTACATACTGAATTTGTTTGATGCGAAAAAAGCCCCCAAGCTAAGTCCCAAAACTGTAGAATTTTATAAAAGTACACTAAACGAATTTGTCACTTTGATTAACAAGCCATTGAACAAGATCTGTGAGTCGGATGTAGAGTATTATTTACTTTCAAAGAAAGCAGGCAATTCAAACGCATACCTCAATAACCTGCGGCGGAATCTTTCGGCATTTTTCACATGGATGAGGAAGGAAAAAATAATTAATGAAAATCCTTGTGATGGGATTGAGCCGTACACAATCATTGAAAAGCCCATTGACCATATGGAGGCTACCGACTGGGAAAAGCTAAAACTGGGATGTGTGCACAAGCGCGACCGTGCTCTGATAGAATTTATGCGTTCAACAGCAATGCGGAGAGGCGAGGTTCCTTTAGTAAAAGTGTGTGATATAGATTTCCGAAGTGGAAAATTAACAATATTTGGAAGAAAAACCCAGAAATACAGAACGGTATTTTTGGATGATGTGGCGATACATTATATTCAGGAATACTTAAAAGGAAGAACTGTAGCAGAGGACAGTCAAGAGCCATTATTTACGCATATCCGGGGAGACAAAACAAGAGTACTTGATGTAGATGGTGTTTATGCCACAATAAAAGACATAGCCAGAAGAGCAGGCATGGACAGGCGTGTCTACCCACATCTTTTTCGCAAAACCATCGCTACAAATATCTGCAAGCGCGGAGGAAGCGTAGATGCCGCGGGAGAGTATTTGGGACATGCCCCCAGAAACGTTACAGACAGGCATTATACATACAGGGGAGAGAAATATGTGGAACAGATCTTTCACAATTTTGTCGAGGCAGTATAATTGAACCTTTTTTGGATTACTTTTTCTTGACTTTATGAGTATATCAAATTACAATAGAAAAAAGGAGGTTCGGGTATGCTGGCATATAAAATTGATGTAATAGAAACATTGAAGGAATCTGGATATAATAGTACTAGAATTTTGAGGGAAAATGTGCTTAGTCAGTCTGCTATGCAGAAATTGAGAAAAGGGGAAATGGTGGGAATTAAAACTTTAGAGCAGCTTTGCGAATTATTAGATATGCAGCCGGGAAACATAATAAAGTATGTGGAAAATAAACCATAAAAAGTTTAAATATCCTTGACAATAAACCAAATTTAGTTTAATATATATAGTATCAGATGAGGCAAGTAAATCTGATGAGTGGAAAGGAGAATACAGAATGTTGGAGGTAATGGATGAAATGGCAATCAGTGAGAAGGAAATGAAGCTGCTTATGAACTTTGTAAAAGATGATTTGAAAGAGGCAAGAGACAGTGAGGATGTAGAAAAGAAAAACAGCAAAATTGACAGGGTGTTGGAACATATTCAACAGTATTTAGAGGATTAAGAAAGAGAGCGGATCTTGCCGCCGCTTTCTTCTCAAAATTAATATTTGAAAACACTATTATTTCGTGTTAAAATAAAAGAAAAATAAAATGGTATTCAGAAGCGGCTGGATATAACGATGAAAAGACATCTATCAAAGAATAGATGTCTTTTTGTGTATTCTGTTGGAAAGGAGCAGTGGAGGTGAATTTAAAAGGAAAAATAAGAAAGCTTCAAAGCGCTATCGTCACTAAAGGACTAATCATAAAAATAAGCCAGAACCAGTTTTATTCAGTAGAACAAAAACGCATGATAACCTCATACCGCATCCTGACGCCAGTGACATATTATTCAGAACGGAAACGGTGCTGGAAAGAGACGGACTATGAGATTTTGAAAACCTGTTCGGTAGTAGACATGATTTATTGTCTGCGTGATATATTTGAGGCGGTGAGCGGATGACTCTCAAGCAGGAGCGGTTTGCTAAGGAATATGTGAAAAATGGCGGCAATATACAACAGGCAGCATTGGCAGCAGGATACTCCAAGACATCGGCAGCAGTTACAGGTACAAAAATGCTAAAAAATGCTAAAGTTTTAGCATATATAGAGAAACTGCAAAAAGAAATTGAGGATGTTAATGGTACAGATATCATAAGCCTTGCAGAGATACAAAAGATACGGGCAGGAATTGCAAGAGGAGAGATTAAGGATGATATTGGCTTTGCACCAGATATGTCAGACCGATTAAAAGCGTGTTCTGATTTGGAGAAAACGCTCAGAATTGCAGAAGAGCAGAGACAGAAAAAACAGATGGAAGAAGATAGAAAAAGAGCGGATACATGGACCATACCCATCAATGATATCACATCAGATTTTGTAGAACCATATCGCGCGGTTCACGCGGCATTTGATGGAGAGGAGGACATCAGGGAGATTATCTCAAAAGGCGGGCGCGGCTCTATCAAGTCAAATTTCTGGGCGGCAATTGCATATGAGAGCATTCGTCAGGATCCAATGGCGCATGTTGTGTATACCAGACGGTATAAAGTTGATCTGAGGGGATCTGTATATAACCAGTTCATGAAAACTGTGATTAGGTATAACGATTTGGAAAACTGGATATTCCATACTTCGCCCATGATGGCAGTGTACAAAAAGACAGGACAGTGCGTGATCTTTGTTGGAGCAGATAAGCCGATCAGCCTGAAATCTTATAATTTGTCATTTGGATATGTAAAACTGCTCATCCACGAAGAGTGTGATGAGATGGCGGGCGTGGAACAGATGGATAATATTGAGGATACATTTCTTAGGTCAGATACACCCGCGCTTGATATCAAGGTATTCAATCCGCCCAAGTCTAAAAATAATTTCATGAATGACTATACGGAAGAGTGTCAGCAAAAAAGAGAAACAAGGATATTCCACAGCTATTATTATAATGTTCCTGTCAAGTGGCTTGGAAAGCGTTTTTTTGAAAGAGCAGAATGGTTCAGGCAGAACAAAAAGATGTACTACAAAAACAATTATCTTGGAGAGGTGACAGGAACCGGAGGCGGTATCTTTGAAAATATCGAGATACGTTCTATCAGCGATGAAGAAATAAATCATTTTCCCGAAATAACATACGGGTTGGATTTTGGATATACACATCCGCAGACATTCATAGGCAGTTATTATGATGATGAAACGGATACCTTGTATTGTTTCAGGGAAGTGTATGCAAAGAAATGCAAAAATGTCACTTTTGCAAGGCGGATAAAGAAATATATCAATGCTGAGATTATATGTGACAGTGCAAGGCCAGATGCCATAAAAGAAATGCAGGACTGGGGATTTAATGCGACAGGTGCAAAGAAACGCTGGGGAAATGGAAAGGGAAGAGATTATTGCTGGGAGTGGCTGCAAATGGTTTCAAAGATTGTTGTAGATCCAGAAAGATGCCCGCATCTCAAAAAAGAGCTTACTACACTGGAACATGAACAGCTGCAGGATGGTTCATTCAGCGATGCATACCCTGTTTTGAATGAAGATTGTGTGATGGCATTGCTCTATGGGTTAAACCGTGTCATTATGGAAAGCCGAAGGAATGACGGACTTTATGATGATACAGAAGAAGAGTGGCAGGAGGATGAATGGCAGGATGCGGATTTTGAGAAAGGAGAGCCATGAGATTTGTAAACAGAGTAAAGGAGTTTATCATGAATGTACTGAAAACCTATGCAAAGAAAGAATTTAATGTGAATCTGCCATCATCCGCAATGATGGAAGCGGCACAAAGTATCTGGCAGCAGATTATTACAGGACACCCATACTGGCTGAGCGGGGATCAGGATATCAGGACGATCAACTTTGCCAAATTTTTATGTCAGTATACAGCAAAAAAGACATGTTTAGATTTGAAGGTTTCTGTGTCGGGATCTGAACGGGCAAAATATATAGACAAATGCATTAGCAGAATGATTTCGAAATCAATACGTGACAAGGTTGAAGATGCCTGTGGTCTGGGAGGGATTATCTTAAAACCAAGTGGTACATACAATCCTTCTGGTGCGATAGATTACGTAATGCCGGGGAATTTTGTTGTGACAGAGAAGGATAATAATGGTGTTATACTGGGAGCCATATTCATAGACCGCATTATCCGTGGCAGTGACTATTATACAAGGCTGGAATACCATCATTTTGTACAGATGAATACACTGATGGAAAATACAGAAGAATTGAAACGCGTGTATGTGATAGAGAACAGAGCATATAAATCAAGCCACAAAGACAGCCTTGGGAGGATGATATCCCTCACAAATGTATCAGAGTGGGCTGCAATCCAGCCGCAATTGACAATATCCAATGTAGAGAAGGTATTGTTTGCGTATTTCAAGATGCCCTATAACAACACGATTGATTATGATTCACCAGAAGGGGTTGCGTTATTTGTTAACTGTATTGAGGAACTCAGGGACTTGGATATTGCTTGGAGCATGAAAGGCAATGAGGTTGAAGATTCGAAGCATATAACATTTATTGACGAAAACAGGATAACAAAGGCAGATACGAAGAATAAGGGACTCAGAACTAAGATGAAGCTGCCGAGATTTGTCCAAGGACTACGGCAGGGCGTTGATGAGACAAATACGGTTCATGAGCATGTAGCAACATTGTTGACAGGAGACCGTATCACAGACATCAATTCAATTCTTTCTATGATCTCTACCAAGGCGGGATTTTCGCAGGGGCAGTTTGTTCTGGACCGTAAGACGGGAATGGTGACAGCAACACAGATTGAATCCGATGACAGCGAAACAGTAGAGACAATCATGGATGTCAGGGCTGCATTACAGTCAGCAGTCAGAGATCTCATCTATGCACTGGATAAGTACTGTGACATTTTCTTTGATATGCCATCAGGATACGTGAATGCACTTGATGAGGAAGTAGCAGATGAGGATATCTTTTATTTTAAAGATTTAATGTCTACATTTGAGCAGGACCGCGCGAGGGCATTACAGCTTATGACACAGGGGGTGTACAGCAAAAAGAAATATTTGATAGAATATGAGGGATTTGATGAAAATGAAGCAGAAAAAATGCTTGCAGAGGCAGCAGCAGAAAACAATGCGGCACATAAAGATGGATTGTTTGATGAGGAGTAACGGATATGAGAATGGACAGTACAGTTGGAAAAGTAGATATCAGGCTGAGCACAGACCGGATAGACCGAAACATCAAGGAAGCACAGAAATCACTCAATATGCAGATTGTGGCAGACTGCGAAATATACACACCTATGCAGCAGGGCGCACTGAGGGAGAGCGTTCATTATCCAGAAGGAATCTATGGAGGAGAGATTGCATGGGGAGTTCCTTATGCGCATTATATATATAAAGGATTTTTGCGTACTGATGAAACAGGGCGGGTGTTTGTAGGAAAATATGAGAAAAAACCTGTATTGACAGATACACTCTTAGAATATCATCATCCCGGAACTGGCAGTATGTGGTTCGAGACAGCAAAGCAGTCACATGGTAAGGAATGGATAGATCTTGTGAAGAGAAAGGCAGGAAAGGGATAATATGCTGGAACCAGAGTATTTTCAGGATAAATGCGACAGAATAGTACAGTTGTATCAAGAGTTAGAGGATTATATACTAAATGACATTGCACAGCGGCTTCTGAAATCAGGCATGTCAGGAACGGCAGACCGTCTTATATGGAAACTTGAGCAGATGGGAGAGCATAAGGCTGCAATATTGGCGAAGCTGTCCCGGATTTCCAAAATGAGCAAACAGGAACTCAGGGAACTGCTTCAGGAAGCCGTCCTGACTTCATGGAAAGATGATCTGAGTACATTCAACAGACTTGGCATTGTCGTTTCAGAACCGTTGAAGAACCGTGCTGTAAGGAGAGTAATGGATGCGGAATACTACAAATGCAGGGGAGAGCTCGAAAACCTTACAAGAACAACACTGGACAAAAGCCAGCAGGATTTGATCAGACTGCTTGATGAGACAGAGATACGTGTTGCTAGCGGTGTTCAAAGCTATTCATCCGCAGTTTGTGATATTCTTGATAATTATGCATTCGGCGGCGTAAAAATAATTTATCCGACAGGGACAGAACGCACCTTGGAAAGCGCGGTCAGGATGGCGGTAGTCACTTCTATGAACCAGACAAGCGCACAGATTACAAACCAGTACATCGTTGAGGGAAACATTGAGTATGTTCTTGTATCTGCGCATCTGGGGGCACGTCCGCAGAAGAAAGGACAACCCAGTCTGGCAGGCCACGAAAACTGGCAGGGAAGGGTATACAGAATCAGGGGAAGTGAAAATGGTTTTCCTAATCTGGCAGAACAGACAGGATATGATATCACAGAGGATGGCATTGGGATAGTTGTTAATCCGCTTGGTCTGCATGGCTACAATTGCCGGCATTCACACAAGCCTTGGGACAAAGATTTACAAAATCCTTATTCTGATGAGAATGGAAATCTAATCATTAATTCAACAGAAAGCCGTAAGCTATATAATTTACAGCAGAAGCAGCGTGCGATGGAACGCAGTATTCGAAAAACAAAACGGGAGCTTCTGGCAAAGCAGCAGCAGATCAGGCACATAGCTGAAACAGATGTCAGGGAGATCTTACAGCCAGAGTATGATAAGATGGCATACAGACTCCGCCAGCAGAACAAAAAGTATAATGAGTTTTGTGAAGCCAACAATCTCCAAAAGCAGTATGACAGAATAAAGACAGCAGGTTTTAAACGCAGGCAGGCGGCAGCGGCGAACGGACGGGCAACAGCATATGCAAACCAGCAGGCGAAAAATACACCATAATTTTTCGTAAACTCCATCTTCCCAAAAACTGAAAAATATGATAATATACATTTGAGGTAAATTATATGAATGAAATTGCCGAACAGATTGAAAAGTCTGCCCAGCAGATCGCAAAATTAATTGTGAGCGGCAGCAGTGTTGAAATTCATCCGTCAAAAGATGGAAAAATCAAGATTTACGAGGTTAAAAAGAAAACCATTAAAAAATAATTGGTATGCAGGAATGGCTGCATACAACGGCTAAAAGGAGCCAGCTTATAGAGCAGATCTATGAGCTGGCTCCTTTTGCATTTTGGGGACATCGCTTAGTGGCAGAGCACACTGCGTTTTTCCTTTTAGCGCTGTGGCGGGCAGGTCCGATTCCTGCTGTCCTGATTGCCAGCTATGGATGAAATAGCAGCTCATTCATACCGGACTGACCGGGAGAAAAACTTTTAAGAAAGAGGTAAAGAATTATGCTGATACTGGAAGAAATGAAGAAATTGGGAATTGAAATCACGCCGGAGATGGAAAAGAAATTTTCAGGAGACTGGGTCTCACAATTTGAGCTGGAAAGAAAAACAAAAAAACTAACAAAGCTTGAGGAAGATAACAAAGAACTGGCAAAGCAGTGCGGAGACTTGGAAAAGGAACTGAAAGATCTGAAAGATTCAGCAGAGGATGCGGAGTCTTTACGGGAAAAAGTTACTGAACTTTCGACAACTCTTGAGACAGAACGTAAGGAGAGGGCTGACAGGGAAGAACAGGAACGGCTGACCGCGCAGGTGACAGATTTTTTTGAAGGAAAACATTTCGTGAATGATATTACAGCAGATGCGATCAGAAAAACACTTGTGGAAGAGTTACAGAAGGATACAGCAAAAGGGCGCAGCATTTCAGATCTTTTTGATGCTATTGTAAAGGATGATAAAGGAGAGTATAAACCCAATATTCTCATAACAGACAAGGAACTTGAGGCACAGAAGAACCGTTCTCAGATTGTGGGTAATAATATCCATCAGCACTCGGGATCCAGACTTTCGACAGCAGAGCTTATGAAGATGAAAAACCAGAATCCAGATATGGACATAACGCCATATCTGAAACAGTAGGAGGTAAGAGATGGCACTATTTGATTTGATAAACTTTAATGGAGAGGTATTTGATGCTCTTTTAAGAGAAACACCGAACCTGAAATTAAACCAGCTGTTAAAAAGCGGGGCAATCGTCGAAAAACCAGAGTATGCTTCACAACTGCCTGACCAGAAAGGCGGGCATTATATTGTGACACTGATAAAACAGCGGCTCAAAGGCAATACGTCAAACTATGATGGAAAGACGGATATTGGTACTGAAACAAGAGGCAACTATGCCATGGGACGCATCGTGATCGGGCGGGCGCAGGGATGGACAGAAAAGGATTTTAATACAGATATATCAGGAGATGATTACAGTGCGGCGGCAGAGGAAGTCGCAGAATTTTGGGATGAGATAGACCAAGGACTGCTGATTAGTACACTGAAAGGTATTTTTTCCATGACAGGCGGGAAGAATGCAGAATTTGTGTCAAAGCATACACATGATATCACAAACGACCCAAATCCTAATTTCAATGAAACAACATTGAATACAGCAGTGCAGAAAGCACTCGGGGACAATAAAAGTAAGTTTGCAATGACGATCATGCATTCACAGGTAGCGACAAACATCGAGAATCTGAAGCTGATTGCCTATATGAAATATACAGATGCAGAAGGTGTGGAAAAAGATCTTACTCTGGCTACATTAAATGGCAGAATGGTGCTGATTGATGATGATATGCCGTTGGAGACTGTAAATGAGCCAGAGTCAGCCAGTGGAAAAGGAGACGGCAGCAGTTATAACGTATACACAACCTATGTACTTGGTGAGGGGGCAATTGAGTATACAAACTGCGGTGTAAAGACTCCGTCAGAAATGTCAAGAGATGCTGCCAGAAATGGCGGGGAGACTACGTTATATACAAGACAGCGGAAAGTGTTTGCACCCTATGGAATTTCATTCAAAAACAGCACAATCATATCGCCGCTCAATGCGCAGCTTGAAACTGGGTCTAACTGGGAACTTGCAAAGAATACAGATGATAATTCGGTCTATCCTGAAAAAGCGATTGCGATTGCACAGATTAAATCAAGAGGATAGGGTGGGGAGGATTTGGTCATGGGATACACCACATATGAATTTTATACCAATGAATATTATGGGGACACTGTGCCTGAGTCCTCATTTGATAAATGGCAGCAGAGAGCGTCTGACAAGCTTAATTATCTGTGCTTTGGGCATATCACACTGGATGATGTAGAACAGTATGGTGCAGAAATCCAGAAGGCAGTGTGTGCATTAGCAGATGTGTTGTATAAGCTGGACGAAGCGAAGATTTATGCGAACAATCCTGAAAAAGGCAACATCAGGTCAATGTCTGTTGGAGATCAGAGCGTCAGCTTTGGCAGCAATGATACAGAGTATACGCTAGCAATGTCAGATACCAGAAAACAATATCATCTGATGGTGGATGCGGTCAGTGTCCACCTGAGCCATACAGGATTGCTTTATGCGGGGTGTGACTGATGGGGATGGGATTTTTATATAATGACACAGTGACGCTGTATAACAAATCAATAGACAAACAGACAGGTGAAGAACGCTGGTTTCCGACACTGCTTGAAGGAGTCAGTCTTTTGTCTGTATACAGTACCGCTGTTGATAAAAACGGCAGAAAAGCAGCAGATGAAGCAAAATTATTTGTGGATACCAGTACGCTGAAAAAAACATATATCAGACCGAAAGAATGGCATGACATGCCAGATGGACAGAAGGCGGTTTTTTTCACATTTACTGCATCAGAGGATTTTTTTGTGGATGGAAATACATTGGATACAGCCATTTTGCAGCAGGGATTTTATGAATGGATGCGCAGGCATTATGATTGTGTATTTAAAGTTGCAAAAGCAGAACAGTATAAAAATCTGATGCCCCATTTTGAAGTAAAGGGGGTATAGACATGGATAGAAAAGAAGCATTATCTGTAACAGATGCAGAATCAATACAAAATGCTGTATTGCAGCTTGTATTAAAGTATCCTGAATATCCAGCTTCTTTTGAGCCGTCTTTTGCAACTGTAAAATGGAATGATATTAGTACGGATATGTCAATTGGACTGTATGCACTTCCGGGTGCAGTGTATCTGAAAAGATACATTTACGGCGGATATAAGGCACAATTTTTCTTCGCGGTCAGATACCGTTCAAGTCCGCAGAGTACACCAGCACGTATCAGTAGCCAGATCATGCTCGAAAATCTGGCAAAGTGGCTAGAGAACTGCCGGATACAGTTTGCCGATGAAAAGATAACAATGGAATCAATCGTGAGAACATCACAGGTATACAGTCCTTCACAGGATGAGAATAGTATGGACTGTGCCGTTGATCTGCGTGTGATATTTGAGCAGGAAGAATAGGAGGATGAATATGTCTAAATTACCAAGGGGCGTTTATGCCATATGGCTGAGTTTTGACAAAAAGGTATGGACGCTGATCGGAAAAGATATGGAAGATTTTTCATATGAGCTTAATCCAGAAGTATCAACATTCAAGAATATACTTGGTGAATCAACTGCTACGCATAACGGATATACGCCTTCAGCAGATATCCAGTATGCGGCAAGAAACGAAGATGCAATTTATGAAAATATAAAAGGAATTGCAGATAATCTGTATTCAGATGAGGAACACTGCCGGGCATATATGATTAGTGCGATACTGGACGAAGAAGTAAAAGATTCAGAGACGACAGTGCTCACAGGTACTGGATATGAGGTAGCCGGATTCGTGAGTGTGACCAGCGTGGGAGGGGATACGTCAGGGCTTTCAATGCCGTTTACTTTTACTGAAGATGGCGCACGGACACAGGGAACGGTATCGGTTAGTAAGAAGATCCCGACATTTACAGCAAATAATAGCAGTGGTGCTGCATAGACGGATGCTTCTTAGTGCAGTACAAATATTGAGATTTGGAAAGGATGTTTGCAGTGGAAAAAGTAAGGATAGAAAACACCTCAAAAATGGAAGAGATACGGATTGAGAACCGGGTGCAGCTCACCAAAGTTTACATAGGCAGCGGCGATGATTTCATCATTGTATCAGGTAATGACAATTCGATTGTCAAACGTTTTTTGAATGCAAGAAATAATTTTATTGATCTGGCAGAAAATTTAGAGAGTAAATCCAGCGAGATCATACAAAAATATGATGCAACAGAGGGAGAAGAAATTGAGTTCTCTCCTTCTGATATAGACAAGATGTATGAACTTGAGTTAGAATTTGCAGTTCAGGCAGAACAGATTATGGACAGTATTTTTGGAGAAGGAACGACAAAGAAATTTTTTGGAGATGTTTACGAAGTGATACCAAATTTTGTTCCATCCGAAGAAAGCTTTATGGACTTTTTCGATGCCCTCAATCCTGTGATAGAAAGATTATCTGAACACAAGGTAAAACTAGAGAAGCTTGCAAGCCAGAAACGCATGAGCAAATACCAGCCACAAGACCATAAGAAGCCACAGAAAAAGGGTACAGTTAAATGCTAGGTGAATTGCCAGAACATCTGATAATTGGTGAGACAGCTTATGAAATCCGTTCTGATTTCAGGAATGTGCTTCAGGTTTTTGAAGCATTTCGGGATTTGGAACTTTACCAGATGGAAAAGTGGATTGTAACGGTTTATCTGCTGCTCAAGCCGTTTACCTGTGCGGAGGATGTAGAGGAGGCAGTGAAAGAAGGTTTTGACATAAATGAAGCACTCAGACAGATCCTGTGGTTTATCTCTGCCGGAAAAGAACAGAATGATAGAAATGAGCTCCCTGTGTATGACTGGGTTCAGGATGAACAGATGATATTTTCCGCAGTCAACAAAATTGCAGGAAAAGAGACAAGAGAACTGGAATACCTTCATTGGTGGACCTTTCTGGGATACTTTAATGAGATTGGAGAGGGCAGTTTTTCTTTCATCGTAGGGATCCGAAATAAGTTAAACAAAAAGAAGAAACTAGACAGCCAAGAGAGAGAGTTCTTATACCGAAACAAAGAACTTATACGGATTGAAAAACCAAAGACGAAGGCAGAACAGAAGCAGGAGGCAGAGCTTAAATCATTGCTTGATGAGGTTCTGTAGTAAAAATATAAGGTCTGCAAAAGAGATTGCAGGTGACGGCTAAGAGGTGCCAGCAGATGCGTGAAAATCGTATCTGCTGGCATCTTTTTTTGTTCGATGGAGCGAGGTGGAACAGATGGCAGAGTATGACGGTGAGATAAGAATAAATACCAAAATTGATACAAGCGGAATCGTACACGGCATGTCGGAAGTAAGACAGGCTATCGAGCGCGGCATATCTGGTTCAAAACCTATGCAGAATACACAACAGGAAGTTAAACAACTTGGAGATTCTTTTTCGAATACAGCAAAAAAAGTGTCTGATGCGCAGACCACAATGGAGTCGCAGGACTATACACAGAACATGACAAAAGAAGCTAAGGGAGTGCAAAAAGAAATTGATTTACTTCAAAAAAAGTTATTTTCTGTTTATGACAGTCAAGAGAGATTTCTTGCAACTGGTGGAAAGGAAGATTCTTCTACATACAAAAAAATGGTCTATGATGCTGAAATGCTGGAAAGCAAGCTTCAAAAAGCAGAACAAACTATGGAACTTCTAGTAAGTTCTGGTAAAGCATTTACCCTAGGAGCGGATTCTGATGCAGAGTATATGCGGCGTTTTAATGAAAGTCTTGATAGGGCTCTTGAGCGCCTTAAAGAAAAACAACAAAGGGAAGCCGAAACACCACCAGAACTATTACAGCCAAGGTACGACCGCCCAGAGGTAGAGTCTTGGCAACGAGGTGCAAGTTTGCAAGAGGGACAGCAAGAAATACAAGCGCTTGCTGACGCAATGGCATCTGTCGGACAGAACGCGCAAGAATCTGCAACTAAATCTAATGAGGCTATCGCAAGTATGTCACAGGAGCTTGCGGAATTAAAACTCCGTCAAAAAGAACTGGAAAAGTCTGGAATTGGGCTGGGATTTGAAGAGTATGACGAAAACGTACAAAGAATTGAAGAAATAAATGATGCGTTAAGTGATTATAGAAGAGAACTGACTGATACATCGTCATCGTATATGAATTTAAAAGAGGTTGCGCAGAACACTTTCAATATGATGGTGAAAGGGCTTGTTGATATCCCTACAGCTATTGTTAAAGCGGGGATTAACAGTATAACATCAGCAGTTCGAGAACTGGGCAATGTAGTTCAGAAATCGGCAATAGCGCCTTTTAAATTACTGGGTGCAACTGCAAAAAAGATTTTTTCTAGCATTGGAAAAAGTTCAAAAACTTCTAATAACATATTTAATAAAGGTTTTAAAAACATACTCAAATATGGACTTGGAATCCGCAGCTTTTATATGCTGATAAACAAACTTCGTACTGCAATAAAAGAAGGGTTTTCAAATTTCGCTAATTATAGTGGCAGTTTTAAGAATGCAGTTAATGGTTTAAAAGGAAGTGCGCTGACTCTTAAAAATTCCTTTGCAGCAGCATTTTCGCCACTTGTTGAGATTGCAATTCCATATATACAACGTGTAATAGATTACCTTGTTAAATTGATGGACATTGTTGGGCAGGTTATGGCAGCTATAACAGGGCAGAAAAATTATACAAGAGCAATCAGGCAGACTACAGGGGCGTTAAAAGAGCAGAATAAGGCACAAAATAAACAACTTAGTAGTTTAGACAGACTCAATAATTTGAGTTCTGACAAAGGTGGCGGCTCTGATAGCGGGGCAAGTGGAATGTTTGAGGAGGCGCCTGTTGATGATAGATGGCAGAACATAGCACAATGGCTAAAGGATATGTGGCAAGATTCAGATTTTTACGATCTGGGAAAATTCCTAGGCGAAAAATTAAAAGACGCATTAGACAATATACCTTGGGAAGAAATAAAAGAAAAGGCAAGAAATTTAGGAAAAAGTCTCGCAACGCTGATAAACGGCTTTATCGAGGTTGACGGACTGGGATATTCCATAGGGCGCACGCTTGCAGACACTTTTAATACCGGATTTGAGTTTTTAAACTCATTTGTACATGAACTTCACTGGGAATCTCTTGGAAAATTTATCGCGGAAGCATTAAACGGAATTTTTGAAAATATTGACTGGAAATTGATACGCGACACGTTTGTTACTGGTGCTGAGGGGCTTGGGGACGCTATAAACTCTTTTGTTGATACTCTTAACTGGGGCGCGATATCAGACACTATTTCCAATTTTGTAAGGTAGTGTAAAAAAGTTTGTGTCTATGGAAAAAAATACCTCTTTTTTGGCAAGAATTAGTATATGACAATTCTTATCGAAAAGGAGTATTTTTATGCCAGTAGCAAAGGAACA